TTATTATCTATCTCTCTTCTAATCGATCATACTTCCCCGGTCATCTTCACTCTGACGCGATACACAACGCGAATGTTCACTCGGGCTCCTCCGAAGAACCCATTCAGCGCATTTCTCGCAGCCTCCTTCGTATCCCGATCGCACGGTTCAAGCACTCGTCGTACTTTTTTAGTCGAATCAATAAAAGCACCCTGACCATTAGGAACCAGCGGGTCGAAGAAACCGCTGTCGTAGATGAAGGCGTGGCTTTCCGTCACTTTACCAAAGACGTCAGCGATGATCAGACGCACTCCACCGTCTTTCACTTGTGAGAGTGCGAAGGTACAACCGCCCTTCTGATGTGTATAGCTCTCGTACTCGAAGGAGAGCGAACTCTGTACCACCGGCGTCGCCATGACATCATCAAGGTTTGTGTTCTTCTCTTCCCGTGTAGGCAACTGCTCATCTAATAACGTCTTGTCGATGTCTACACCCAGACACGCGCCCGCAGTGATCACGGCGAGATCTACAAATCTGGACATCCTCTTCACGTTTTTCTCTCTAGCTCGCCTTTTCTTACGACGCTTGCTTTTTAGATTCCGCCTTCGTTTCTTTGACAGAGAAAAGCTGCAGCTGGGCTCATTTCCAGTATCCTTGCTCGAGTCAGAGTCCGCATGCTTTCGCTTCTTCGATTGAACTGGAAGTACATTCGTGTTTTCCTCGATCTTCTGCGCACCGACTGGAATGTCTTCGTCGCCCTGCTCGTCTCCATCATTCTTGCGAAGCTCTTTCTCGACGTTCACGGGATGGGGGGGCGTGTTCTCCTTCGCCAGCATCTTGACCGAATTCAGCATCTCATACATGGTTTTGTTCTTGTTTTTGTTTTTGTGAAAAGTATGTTGTGAGGATTGTGAAGATGTGACATTATTATTTGAAAATGTGAGCTGATTTTTTAAAAGTACGGCGGAACACTAATTTTTATTTCATTATGCTTGCGTTTCGAATGACTTAAAAGTTTATTCGTATAACACATCACAACAATCATGAATGTGCTATTGGTTGAAACAAAAAAAGAATATACCAAATCATTGTGTTTGGTGTTACAGCCGCAAATACTGAAGGGTATTCGCTCCATTTATTTGGATGCCCAACGTCTGTCGAAGCGAACCAATACTCTGCGCACATTTCAAAAGTTACTCGAAAACATCCCGAAGTGGGACCGCACAACTCTCGCGGTGGAATGCGAACGTATTGCGCACAGCTCAAACTGTTCGTACCTGAACGAGCTCATTACAGCGGTGTTTGTATGCTACACCAAAGTATTGACGGCCGTTCAAGTCGGCGAAAAGCGAGCATCTGTTGATTTGGACATTCCATCTACGGAAACGTTTGTCCATAAATGTTACATCGAAGCCGCCCGTCGTTTTTGGAGAGAACCGTATCTGCTGAGTGCGAACGTGACTACTCTCGAGTACCAGAAGAATGTCCGATATTGTGAAAGGGTAATCAATGAATCCATTGATGAAACGATTCGTGGTCTGCTACCGATTCAACACATCATGCAGCAGTATTTACAGGACACTGATTGCGGAAGTTCGGTATCGAGCGCGTGCACCGATAGAACGGACCGAACCGATGCGACATTGACGACTCTGCGAGATATCATTCGCAACAATATTGTATCGTCTGTACAGAAGGCCACACCGGTCCCGAGCGATGTGGGCGGAAATGCTGACGCCACATTATCGCCTAAGAATCGTGTGACGATTGAGCCAATTGTGCGAAATATGGAACCGTACAATTACACGACGCAGCAGTTTCTTCAGCAAGAAGATGATGTCGTGGAATCTGTTGATCGTGATCCGGAACCGATCGAAGAGTCGCATAATATTTTGATGAGCAGTGCGCCTACTATGATAATCAATGAGACGCCTACTATGGTGATCGAAGACAATGTGACACCGACGGTTCATCTTGGTCTCGAAGAGATTGGTGTTCTGGAAAGTCAGCAAGTCGACCTGAGTGGCGGGACTGCGCACAATACATCGGTGTATGTGGACGATGTGCTGGAATCCGACATTCCGGCTGTCACGCAGACAACGTTCGAAACGGCAGACGACTTTGCGCAGGATTTCACGCAGAGGGCTGCGCAAGAAGATGCGGTTCCTCTTGCCGCAGTCACTTCGCCAGTTGTCGAAGATGAAAACATTAAAGTCATCACTATGGACAGTCACAAATCGGTGGCGAAGAGAATGTTACATGTGAATGAAAATACTGTTCCAGAAACGGATGTTTTAGTGGATGAGATTCCTGTAACTGTTCCGGCAGAGGTAGTGCAGACAGAATCCATTCCCATAGCTCTTTTGAGCACAGCAGAGAGCTTCCATGCTCCAACGGGGGTGGTTCCGGCAAAATCCATTCCCACCGCTCTTGCGCCTACAACGGAGAGCATTATTGCCCCGACAAAAGTCGATCACACGGAATCCAATCCAGTAGATTTTGCGCCTACAACGGAAAATATCACGATTCCTGCGGAGGTGATTTCGGCAGATTCTATTCCGGTTGCACTTGCACCAACAAGTCCGGTCGTTCAAACGGAACGAGTTCCTGTGGTTGAATTGCAAGATTGCGCATCAGGTGTGGTGGATAACGACATTGTTGAAGAAATGAATTTCACTGAGACTGCACCGCAAGCACAAACACAGGAAGCAGTTGCATTGCCGAAAGAACTCATGGAAGGAAGAATAGAAAAGATAGAAAATGTATTAGTCAAAGAAAAATTGCTCCCCGAACTTTCAAATACAAATAACCCTGAAAAAAATACGATTGATACCATCAAGAGAGAAATTCGTGAACTCGAAGAATCCATTACCGCTCGCCATATGCCCCTGTTCCATTAAAACGCATTACCATAAGGCACCATTCTACAGTCTCGTATGCGCCGTGTGTCGTGCTTGTGCGCGTAAGGCAGACGTTGAAAAATGTGCCAACAATGGATGGTTTTCTTGAACACGTTTCCAGGAGATTCGTCCCCCATGGTAGTTTTGTAAAGCACGCTGCAATTCATCCCGTGATTCTTCCGTCCATGCTTTTTTTTGCCTTTGGAGTATGTTACCGTCTTTGTCAAACTTGGGACCGGGTGTCGTCCCATTAAGTTTTTTCCTTTGACATAGCACAGGGAGTACTACAGCTTGTACAGTAGGTCTCAATATTATTCGGTGATATGTACCCCAACGTCTGTCTCCTTTATACGTACACGACTTTCGTGTCTCTTTCATGGTTGTGTAATATCCAAGAGACTGGGCTAAAGTCACAATATTCTCAGAAAGTGTCTTATTCTTCTGAGTAATTTCATAACCGTTTTTCGTATTGTATCCATCCGTATCAATGAGTCCGGCTAAAAGTTGGGAACGCACTTCAATTGAATTCTTCAAATACACATCCGGAATATGTTTCTGTGAGCCATCGAACTTTTTTTGTGATGGGGGAATCAACTGAAGATTTCGCATTTCATCCAGAAGCGTATAATGCTTGTCGTCTACCCAAAGTCCTTTTTGTTTCTTGTATTGTACGACACGAAGTCTACCAATAATTTGCTTCTCTGTAAATGTAGTATTCTCGATCAGCTGTGAGAATTGACCGCTTTGTACGAATGATGTTGCTTTCTTTCCTGTGGTTTCAAGGTATGCTAAATATTCGCGAATGATAATGTCCATTGGAGTGAGAGGAATAGGGCGAAATTTACCCCCATTGAGCGCAATCGTCATTGTGTGACACGTTTCGTGGTCTTTCGCTTTTGTTTTCCTCAGTTTAGCACACCTTTCCACATATTCAATCTCATATCGTTCAGAAAATTGTCTCAAGTATGTCAAAACAGACCTTTCGATATTTGTTATTTGCGTGTTTCTAGCAGTTCCATCCCCAAGCCACACTCCAATGTAATACGGTTCGATGGGAACACTCTGAGTGGGAAATTGAACCACTGGCTGAACGAAGCGATACGCTCGCATAACCCTCTTATCGATGTCACAACGTTTGATCATATAAACTTGGTCCAACTTCGTGTGCGTGTCGTTGGATTCTATTTGTTGTTTTAGATTTTCGATTTGTTCTTCTGTCCAGTCATTGATCACAACGGAATGGGGCATGTGACCATTTTCATACCATTCTATCCTTTTGTCATTGGTCGACCTTCTTTGTCTAATGTCAGTTGATGTGATGATTCCAGTTGGGTGTATGAGGATAAAATCATTTGGAACTGCCGTACCATCTACATATTTCCGAATAAGAGTTGCGGAAACACATACGCGCTTTTTCATGTTGTAGACTTGTGGTGAGGAAAAAAACACCAAGAGACCTATTTTTTTAATAGGCACGTTCTCTCCAATTCCGATACGTCCAAATGGAAAATAAAAAATATTGAATGAGAACTATAATAATGTCTCGTTTAGTCGTAACAGCCATTTTACTCAGCGTATGCATCAATTTCATGCACTACATTGATAATACAAAGAATCACAGAAATGAAGACGCTAAGTACTATTACAAACGGACGGCGGTGACCGCGGTTGTGTTTGCAGCGCTCCTGTTCGTCGTGGATGCGCACTTTTCCTCCAGGTCCGCAAAGGGTGGCGCGTCTGCCCAGTATGGTGGTATCCAAACTGGCCCTCCGCCCTTCTAATAGCTTTTCTTGACCGTAATTTGGTGCTTTGATTTGGGTCTATGATAAAGAGTATTGTCTTCGTCCTCATTATGATGATCATTAAAATTCTTGGAATGATACTGCCAGAACTGTTCATTGCCAATACGGAATTGAGGACGTATGTCTGCTTTGTACCAAAACACTTGGTCCTCTAACTTGTTACTACTTGCGGCATTATGAATAACAAGACACTCATAGTTCTCGGTACATTGATCCATTACCTGATTGAACATATCAAAATTGGGGAACATGCCAGCATATGATTCGTACAGACGTTTGCGATTCGAGTAATAATTTTCACGGCAAATGAATACGTAATCTACATTCGTTCGGAGATTGGGCGGAATGCCCAAGGCATACTGCATCGTGATAATGAACAGTAACTTGTAATGCCGACCGTTCATGAACATACATCGAATATTCTTATCTTTGACCCAACTTTTGTCGTATAAGCAATCATCCAAAATCAAGAATGCTCTAGGATCAATGTTGGAGGATCCCCATTTTTCAAATTGTTGTTTAATTTCTCGAATCACCATTTTTTGACGTTTCAAGACATTACTGATTGTTTCTGGTTCTAAGTCACCATGAATAAATATGCTTGGAATCATTTTAGAGTAGAATGCATTCGCGCCTTCCGTTCCAGAAACAACCGTACCAATTGGCATAGATTGGTGGTGATAGAGTAAATCTTTTACTAACCAACTCTTACCTACTCGGCGTCGACCTATGAACAGTACTACACTGTCCTGAGCTATGGAGGCCATATCAAACTTCTTTAAACGGATACTCATCGTAATACTTTGTTAGGATATAATTTTATTTCACAATGACCGCGAAACACAAAAAAATATAAAAAACTGTAACATCGATAACATCGCCTTATCTGAGTGGAATTGTGTTTACTTCTGCATTTTCTTTTTCATCCACGGATCTTCACTTTCCATGACGCTCATCTTTTCTTCAACCGCACTGGAATCTTCAAACTTCTGTTCCTCATCATTCGCAGCAGTAACCGTTGTCGGTGCCGAAGCCTTCTTCACAACACTATCCTTATGCTGGGCCCACAGCTGGTCCTTGTTGGCCTGGTTTTCGCGGTAGCTCTTCATTAGGGTATTCAGCTGGGAGTTCAGGTATTCCTGTTCCGGGATATCCCCCGGAGCCGGATCCCACGGAAGCCAGAATCCGACCTGTCCAACAAACACATTGAAGTGGGGGTCAGAGCGCTGCAGCTGCTTGGCGCGGTACTTCGCCTCAACGACATTATCATAGACGCCGCGGACTTTGATTCCTCGCACGGAGGTCGCGAAGTCGTTTTGTTCAGAAAAGTTCTTCTGGAGGCTTTCCTGGTTGCGGAGACAGTAGTTGTCAAAGTTTTCCCGAAACGCTTCAAACGTGACATTCGCGGCATTTTCGTTCTGGGCGGTAGTGTACTGGTAGAACTCCCAGAGTTTTTTGTCAGCGATGCACGTTTCCGGCGAGACAAAGGACAGGCATACGTAGTTCTGTCCCGGAATGGGCATATCATTTTCGAGGAAATCCTGCTCCACTTCTTTACTTTCATTCTGTGTACTCACGGCACTCATTGTGTAATATTGTACTATATGGAATGATGAAGTGTTTAAATATATTTTTTTCTTTACCCAAAGTATAAATAAAATGAAAATGTCTCTTAAGTCTCTTATCAACCGTGCTGACCTTCAGGCGAAGGGCCAAGTCTTTCTTGGCTGCCTCGTCGAAGCGCTCGCCCTCGTCGCTGTATGCATGTCTGGCATGTGCAAGAAAAACCTCAAGCCAAACAAGGCTGCTCTCAAACTCGCCTTCAGCATCGCCCTCGTCTTCACCCTCGCTGACCTCTACTCCCCCGCAATGGGCCGCGCTCTCCGCCAGGGTGCCGGTTTCGGTGTCGGTGCCATGATGGTCGGTTTCCCGTAAATCAAACACTCTTTATGAAGGGCCACTCCAATTCTTTACATATTTTTTTCCATATTGTGTCTTGTTGATAAAGTTTTTGACGCGACTTCAACAACGGGAAGCATGCGGTCAGTTCATGCATGCCGAGCAACTGTACGAATTTGTGCAAAACGTATGAATAGGACAAAAAATTCTTGCGCTTCTCGGGACAGTGTTTGACGAACGGGACTTGAATCATTTTGAACATGGAGCGCAGCGTTTCTTCGGTCGCCTGCGTGATGATGGGGGGAGGAACGCCGTTCAACTTGTTAATGATGTGTGGAATGTGTTCGTAGTACTTGTTGTACCCCAGTTTTTTCAAGAAGCGTCTGATTTGTTTTCGGTCCAACGCATTTTTATTTCTTCGCTCTTTTTTGATCTCCAATTCCAGATCTTCTATGATTTGGTCCGGAATGTGGGTGCTCTCTTTGGCCTGGAACTGTGACAGCCACTCATTGAAATGATTAATTCTCTTGTAGGCAAAAAAGGTGTACTCTCGTGGCGGGTCTTTGTACGACGGCTTGCTGTGATTCATCAAGACAGCATCTTCGACACCGCACTTTGTACAGAGCAGCGTACTTTCTGTCTCGTTGAAGATTTTGAAGCAGTGGCACGTTGGACAATATTCCATGAAAGGGTCCTTTTCGGGCGCCTTTGTGTATGATGTGTCCACTTCGTCCATGTACTGATCTATGATTTGGTTCATTGTGTCCTGTTTTGCCGACTCAGAATTATCTTGGTTCATAATGGAGGACTCTGTCGCTTTTGGTTCGGCCGCCGACGTTGTGAAGAAATCAAGGACTGTGTGCTCTTTTTGTCGTGCGTTGGACGATTGGGACACGGCATTGTTGCTTTCGCTGGCGTCTTTCTGAATGTAATAATTGAACAGCAGATGTCCCGTTTTCATAAAGTAGTCGTTCTTGGCATTTTTCAGCGTGGTAATCTCTTGGGCGCACGATTTTATTTCCTCTTGTATTTCGTAGAATCGGTCAAACTGTTCGTTCGTCAAAGAGCGTTTGGGAATCTGTTCGAGAGCGTCTAACTCGGACTGCAGTGTTGCCTGTTTGGTTTTGAGGATAGAACACGTTTCTGTGTTTTCTTCGAATGAGGTCAGCTGCGCTGAATGTGTGGAGTCTATGGTCTTGCGTTGCGTGTGTTGTGTGCGATTTTTTACTTTCTTCTTTGTGAACATTGGATTTCGGAATGTACGTGACTTACTGATTCCTCTGCGTTAGATTTTAAATACATTTTGCGTTTTTTTTTGCAAAAATTATTTTCTTTGCTAAATGTATAAAAACAACTTATACAATGGGAGGAGGACTCATGCAATTAGTAGCTTACGGCGCCCAGGACGTTTACCTGACCGGTAACCCCCAGATCACCTTCTTCAAGGTGGTCTACCGCCGCCACACCAACTTCTCGATGGAATCTATCGAACAGACCTTCAACGGTAACCCGTCCGCGGGCTCCAAGGTCACCTGCACCATCTCGCGCAACGGCGATCTCATCAGCCGCTGCTACCTTCAGCTCGATGTTGACAACTCGGCCGGTGCCGCTACTGTTGGCGTCCGCGAACTCATCGACTACGTCGAAGTCGAAATTGGCGGACAGCGTGTCGACAAGCACAACGGCGAATGGCTCCACCTGTGGAACGAACTCACCCAG